GCTGATGCAGAACCGCCTGCTCCAGCGGCTGAACCATCTCCAAAAAGTTGATGCCAAGAGTAATTGCTGGCTGTGTCTGAATTAAATTGTAAAGTAAAATAACTGTCAGCAACTGTTCCTCTACCAATTAAACGCACTTGAAGGTGCTTAAATGTGCTAGGTATGGAAGTAAAGGAAATAGAAGCAGACCCACCCCCGCCTACAGTTACTGTTTGAATAGACTCATAGGAGTTGGTAGCTGCTGCTACCCCTGTCCCATGAATCGCAGCGATGACATTAAGCAACTGCGCCCACCACGTACCAAGTGTCTGTGCCTGTCTTGATACAGGCGGCTGACTTGTATTGTCCGAGAGTAGGCTGTGCGGCTGTAGCGCCAGCAGATAGGACTGTTGTAGTTCCTGCTGTGACTGCCTTGATTGTGCAGACTCCCACGCCGATGTTGAGGACTGTAATGACTGTGCCGATTGGGAAGGCTACAGAGGCGTTCGTAGGAAGGTTAAAGGCGATGGCTGTTGCCTTGTTCATAATCTCAAGGACTTGGTACTGATCCGCTAAGACGGCTGTGTAGTCCGCTGTGTTAGCTGTGCCTACTGTAAAGGTTGGAAGGCTGTTATAGGTAGCCGCTGTTAATACGTCTCCTGTTGTGACTGGAAAGGTTGCCATTATGCTCCTAATAACTCAAAGTTGATGTGCCGATTATACCAAATGTACTGCTACCAATGATGAATCCATCCACTATTGGCTCAAGCGTGGTGATTGTTACCTGCATCTTATTAGCTGTTATATCCCAAGCGAAGCCCTGCGCCTGTAGTGTCTTAGTAATAGTCGAGCCTGATTCTGTGACGTTTGTGATTTCGAGATTGTCAAAGTAATCAAGCCCAATAAGGGTATCCGTTGGTACTGCTGGGTCTAGTAAGTCCACCAGCATCTCGTCAATACGGATCGTAGTTTCCTTGCGGGTATTGACGTAGTTCTGGGCAATACCTAGCACAATGTCATCTGTCTGTGCCACAAGGTTCTCTTGGGTCAGGCTGTGTGGGAAGTACTTGTCAATCGAGGACTGGCTATAAACTGTCTGTGCTGTGCCGCCTACGCGGTTAAACTTGACATCGTTAATGATGAGCTTGTCATCAAAGGCATACTTAACGTTTCTGTAAGGAATCCCTGTGGTCTGGTTAAAGGCGATAGAAGGCTCACCAAGGCTAGAAGTAACGTCTGTGCGGTTGAGATATACGGCTGTGCCGTCTGCGCTCATGTAGAACGCGCCTAGCCCTTCCGAAAACTCTGCGTTCTTAATCGCATCTAGGGTAGAGCGGTTGGTTGCAGGATCAGCCACGCAGGTCGAGACTCCTGTAGAGATTGAGCGCATAGATGCAGGGAATGACACGTTGTCGAGAATCTTGTTAATGCGTGTGCCTGTGTCTTGCCCTGCTGCTGTGTCTGGGATAGTGCCTACGTTAGACATCTGTAAGAGACGGAAGCCATCGGTACACATGATGTCCACATAAGCTGTCTCCTGCCCTACAGGGAAAGTATAGCGGTAGTCATTAACATAACCAGAAAATAGGAAGTGTTCTGCCGTTGCTGTGGTGGCAGAGATGCGCAGCTTACGAAGTGGCACAAGATAGCCAAAGTAAGGGCTAGATGGGTTCTGCGGGTTAAAGTAGCCTAGTGGGTCTAGGACTCGCACAATGGCTGTGCCAGCATCGTAAGTGTCCTTCATAACGTTACGACCACGCCTAATAGAGATGCTATAAACATCTGGCGTTAAATCAACTGTTGGGATAATGACATCAGATGAGCCAAAGGAATTGACCCCGATGACTCCGTTATCTGGTGAACCAATCACAAAGCCTGACCCGAAGGTTGCCCCGCCAGAGAAGTCGAAGCTGACTGCTATCTGTGCGGGTAGGCTCATAAGAAGAATCCAGAGTAACGCTCTAGTTGTGCCACCTTGCCAGAAGATAGAGAACTGTTCTGTAGGTTGCGGGCAATAGTCTCGGTTAGGTCTTGCTCGGATATAACTGATCCTGCAACGTTCACCACAACTGTGCTGCCAGCGTTAGGGTTGTAACTCAAGCCTGTCATCTGGTTGTAGGAGATCATGCCGTCTGAAGGGTAAGCAGATACGTTTGTCGCTGGTGGTGTTGGAACGCTTGTGTTGCCTTGTGGCGATGTAGGTACTGGCGCATTGGTCATAATGGCTGCTGCCTTACCAGCCAAGTAAGACAGGTAGGCATCGAGATACTCAAATGGGTTGCGAGCATTAGGCAAAGCGGTTAGGAATCTAGCAAGGTTGCCTGAAGCATCTTGCGCCTTAAGAATCTGGTTAGTAAGGTCTCTGGCTACTGCTTCGTTGCCGTTAAGGATTGCAAGCTGCGCTTGAACCCGCATTGTTTCCTCTTGGGTAAGTTTGCCCTTAAGAGCTGCGACAAGTTGAACCTGTTCTAAGTCAAAGATTGAGGCAGACTTCTTAAGGCTGTTCTGCTTTTTCTGCTCTGCTGTCAAAGCCTTGGTAGATGCGACTTGCTTCTTAGTTAGGTCTGCAACTTGCTTGGCTCGCTTAGCGGCTGCTGCCTCTGCTTCGCGTTGCTGGCGTGTGCGGATTGCTGTACCTGCTGGTGAGGCTGAACGTCCGCGAGATACTGTTGGAGTGCGGTCAAGGGTTCTGGCGAGCAAACCATCTGCGCCTGTGAGACCACCAAAAGAAGTAAGGAAATCAAGACCCTTGTATAACTGACGTAATCCGTTAATGGCTTGGGCTGTAGCCATAGTAATGGCGTTGATGCCTTTGGCAATATTCTCAATGGTTTTCTGTGCATCGCTGGCTTGTGATCCACCACCAAGGACTGCAAAGGCATCGACCAGACCTTTACCGATTGACTCTTTAGCGTTCTCTGATGAGACACGCAACACATCTAATTTATATGAAGTGGTGGTTAGGTAATCCTGCGCTGCGCCAGCAGACTTAGCCAGCATGATGCCCAGAATCTCGTTAAAGCTCTTGGTCTGTAGTTCTGCGCGGGTAAGCCCTGTGTTGTACTTGATAAGTCCACGAGTGATGCCTACATAACCCTTGCCTAGGTCTGTGGTTACTGTGGCTAAATCTACGCCTGTGGCTCGGCTAATCTGGATAGCATTGTTAAGCAGCTCTTGAGACTTTGTTAATGATCCTGTGATGTTAAGTAAAGACTGGAAAGCTGGGCGAAGAATGTCATCAGCGATTGCTGCGCTGCGCTCCAAGCCAGAGATAAAGTCTGCAACCTGTACCTTGGAAAAAGATAACCCAAGGTTATCAACTGCGCTGGATAGTCTGCGAGCTGCTGCCTCATCTTCTGCAAAGGCTTTAACTGCCGCCTTGCCATAGGCTGCCATCGCTGATGCGCCAAGGGTAACGCCAAGGGTGCGCCCTAGCTTCTTAATTGTCTTGTCTAATCCCTTGACTGACTTCTCTGCTTTGTTTAAGCCTGTCGCGTCCATCGTAGTGGCGATGCGGATTGCTAGGTCTGTCATACCAGCCATTAGTCAGCCTTCCTTGCTCTAAATGCTATTTCGCCTCTGGCGTTAGACTTCTTTACAACCTTTTCGTTCGAGGCTTGGATAGCCTTCACAACTGCGGCAGTTGTCTTGCCTTGATCGTTAGCCCATGCTCTAAAGAGTAAGCGACCCTTGGTCTTGCGAGTTCTGCGACCTGCGCTGTTGGATTGCTGTGAATCAACCAATGGCGGTAGTGCGTTAATGAACTGCCGTCCTGCATTGGGGTTAGCAGACTTATTGACTGTCTTATCCATTTGCCACTCTGTAATGAACTTGCCGTTGCGGTACTTCTTCACTCGTTGGGCTGGTGGTAATCCTTGTGGATTCTTACGCCCTGCGGTCTCGTAAATAGCACCAGAAGCAGATTTGTTAAAGATAGTTGCAAGGCTTCTAAAGCCTCGCTTGTTTGGCTTTGTAGGCGTTGTGGAATAGCCCAAGCCCTTCTTTATAAGCCCAGCGTTAAAGGCTCGATACTCCCATACTCCAACTGCGTTGCCCCAGCCGCTTAAAGGCGAATCGCTAGGAACGAATCCTCTAGCCTGATTAACTACCTTGCGCAGATGTCCTGCGATTTCTTTCTGGGTTTCCTTGGCTAACTCTGGCGCATATTGCTTTAGGGCTTTGCTAAGAGCTACGGCGTTGTCGAGTTCTACTGGCATCGCTTCGCTCCTTTGCTATGTCCTTTAGTACCTGTACATGAGCCTTGAAAGCCATCGGAGAAAGTTCCACGATGGTGTTGAACGGAACTCCATACTCGTAACTTAATCTAGCCGCGAGATAGGTGAGGGAGTTCCGATCTAACCTAAAGGGTCAGACTCTAAGACCTCAACTGACTTGAGAGTCTCGAGAAACTGTTCCCCAAAGGGTTTGACTGTTTCACCCGAACGTCTAATTGCTTCCCAGCAGAGCCAGTAAACGTCTGACTGCTTCTGATCTTCAATCAAGGCTTTGTGAAAGCCCTTCTTAGCATATTGCTCAAAGCTGTACTCCAAGACTGGAGTTATCTCGAACTCCTGCACTTGTCCGTCAGCCCTTGTAACTTTGAGTTTTGCCATAGCCCTTATCTCCTTCTTACGCTGTTGTAATTGCTACTGTACCAGAGACGTTCCAAGTTACAGATTGTGTGCCAAGGTCTCCAACTGCGCCGTTGATGTCGGTGAGGTTATTGACTAGGCAAGTCATTGTGTAAAGTGGGTTTGTCGCTGAAACTACTGCGTTTGTCTGCTTGGCTGTAACTGTTACGTTTGTGCCGTAAGCAGCCTGTAGTGTCTGCAAGACTTCGCCTGTTGCTGTGTCGTTGAGGAAGTCGATAGTAAGTGATGCAGCCTCAAGACCCTTAACGAACTTGTGTCCTGAATCGCCCATCGCTGTTACTTCGAGCTCATCGAAAGTGCGGTTGATTGTTACTGCTGTGACGTGATCAGATAGGTCAACTGAATTGACTGTTAGAACTACGCCATTGTTTAGAAATACTGCCATTTCAGTTATTCCTCATCTTTCTTGGTAGTTGGTTTTGGTGCTGCTTTTATTTCTGGAGTTTGTCCGATTTTCGCAAGAAAAGCGTCTCGCTCCTTTTCCCAGTCGCTCATGACTAGCTCCATTCCGTTAGGGTACTGATTGCGACATCGCAAGCCAGTAAGTCTCCAGTAGGCAGGTTCAGCACTTTAGGGCTGGACACGCTGCCTACGTTGAACACAATGCTTGATGCTTCGAGAAGCTGAAAGAGGCGTACTACGTCATCCTCAATTCCTGCGAGGTTTCCTTGATTGTCCAGTAATGGCACAAGGATAGTAATAGTAAAGTTTGCTAGGGGTGCAATCGCTGTGTAGTCATTATTGCTGGGCACTAGGTAAGGATCAGCAGGGCTGACAATAACGCTGTTAGCGATAGGCGTAGCAGGTGGGAACGAGAACACGCTCCATTTGCTGTTGTCAGTTAGGGCAGCCGCAATTGTGCTGCGAAGGGTAGTTATCGCTGGCATCAGCCCACCATAGAGTTAGGGCTTAGGTAAGGTGCAAGTAAGCCACGAACGCGAGCCATGAGCTGATTTGACATGGTGTAAGGGCTTGGTGCGTAGCCGTCAATAGATACGCCTTGACCTGTTGGTGCTTGACGCGCTTGCCAGATTGCCACAGAGACCATGAGGCTGGCTTCCTGAATGGCTGGAACTGTTGAAGGATCTAAAGATGTTGCACCCGCTACAGAGCCGTAAGGGTTGATGTTGTGCTTGGCTTGAACTGTGCCATTGTTAATGTTGTAAGTAATTGAATATTCGCCTACGGCTGTGATTGTGTGGCTTCCGTTGAGGTGTGACTCGTTGCCAGATACGACAACTGTCTGACCAATATAAAAGTTGTCTCTGATGTCATAATCAAAGTAAAGAGTTGCTGTGGTGGCTGTTGATTCATGTGCCACGTTGAAAGATGTGTTATTCCAGATGAAAGGAAGCAGCACGTTATCAGCAGCATCGCAGACTGACTGCAAGACTGCATCAGTATAAAGAGTTCCAATACCTAGTGCGGTACGAAGCTCTGCGACTGTTGTGAGTGCCATGATTTCCTTTCTAAAGACTAGGGGAGCTGCAAGGGCTCTGGCAGCCCCCCTAGCGACTTAGGGTAGGCTAATTAAGCCTGATAGTTGTAGCGGTAAACTCCGCCACCATCTTTAGCAACGTAAATTGCTAGGTATCCGTAGAGGTTGATTTCAACCTCACCAGATGTTAGAACGTTTACGCGAAGCTGGGTTGTTGGTGATTCCCATGTGTAAACAGATGAAGGTGCGATGAGGAACATTGAGTCATCGCCTGTACCTGTGGTGATGTTGTGATCAACAATGAGGTTTGTACCAAGTACGTCACCGACAACTGAAGTTGGGCGAGCTGAACCTGATGTGTTCATTGGTGATGCTGCGTTATAAAGCGCACGACCTGTGGTGTCAGCGTAAGACATGATCTGACCCCATTGTGAAGGTGATGCAACGAGTGCAGATGCGTAATCTCCACCTGTGTTGCCGTAAATCTTTGCAGCATTTACAGAGATGAATGACTGGAGAGCTGATGCTGATAGTGCGCGACCATCATCTTGCTTTCCGTTTGCTGTCAAAGCTGCGATAAGGGCAGCGTCTGTTGCCTTCTCGTATGCCTTGCGAAGTTCAGCCATTACGAGTTCCATGAACGCAGGTGATGAGCGGTCAATGAGTTCGAATGAAATGCGCTGGAGACCAGAGAACTTGTTGATAGTTACTGTGTCATAAGCAGATGTCATGCCTGTTTCTGATGGTGCTGCACCTTCGTTTGTGTCAGCAACTGTTGGTGCTGTGTTAGGTGAAACAGATGCGTTGGTGTACATGCGAGGGACTGTAAATGAAAGTCCTGAATCAACTAATGCACCACGAGTTGCAGCGTTAAATGCTGGGCGTCCTGTGAATGTATCTGTGATGAATGTGTTTAGGTGCTGTGGGAGTGTAAGTCCTGTGTTTGTTGTGCTGGAATCATCTGCTGCACGGACAACGCGGCGTGCCTCGTCATCTCCAAGTGCTGCCTTGATGTTTGCTTCGAGGTACTGTGCTGATGAAATCGGCGCGGTACGCTCCTTGGTGTAATGTGATGCTGCAACTGTTGGGCGAGCCGCTTCTTCTGCCGCTGCTTCAACTGCTGGAGCTTCTACCTGTGTGGTATCTTCCACGACTGGCTCGCTTTCTGTTGGTTTGGTTTCTTCAGCAGGGATGACTTCCTCTGCTGCGATCTCTAGCACTTGAGCAGACTTAAAGGCTGGCTCTGTTACTAGAGAAACTTCTTTGAGTTTGGCGGCAGTCACAACTGTGTGACCTTCGCGTGATGGTGCTGATGCAATAATCTCTGCACCGATTGACA